GCTAATAAGAAAGATACTGCGGTGGAAATGGCGAATAAAGTTCGTCACTTCTTAGAACAATGGCCAGATTGGATTAATGTTGGGTTCTCAGTAGATAAAAACTCTGAAAGTCGATTCAAATTAAATAATGGATGTGAAGTTAAAGCGGTGGCAACATCTGCCGATGCCTTACGTGGTTATACACCTACCATACTTGTATTTGATGAGGCAGCATATATTGAAGCTGGTGACGATTTTTGGGCAGCATCTATGGCGTCCCTATCAACGGGAGGTAAGATTATCCTTGTATCAACTCCAAATGGATATGACCCTATCTATTACGGTGTTTACGACCAAGCAATTCGTGGAGTGAATGATTTTCATATTACCGATTTAAGGTGGTTTAAAGACCCTCGTTATACTAAAGACTTACGTTGGGTTAAGTGTCAGGATATCTGTCACTACATGTTAAATAGAGAACAATATGACGACAATGAAGTTGTGTTGTACGATTTTGATATGGAAAAATATCAAGAATTGGAAGAGGGAGGATACAAACCGTTTTCATCTTGGTTTGAATCAATGTCTAAGAAATTTAAATATGATAGACGTAAGATTGCTCAGGAATTAGAATGTGACTTTTTAGGTTCGGGTGATGGGGTTATTCCCGGAGACGTCCAAGAGAATATTGCTAAAAATATGATTCGTGTACCTAAAGAGAAATACATGCAAGGTACGTTTTGGCAATGGAAAGAACCAATTCAAGGTCATCGTTATATTATGGGTGTCGATGTAAGTAGAGGGGATAGTGAGGACTTTTCTGCGATTAGTATTATTGATTTTGATGAGAGGGAACAAGTCGCCGAATATATTGGTAAAATACCACCGGACGATTTGGCATCGGTGGCTTATAAATGGGGTATACTATACGAAGCGTTTATTGTTATTGATATAACGGGAGGTATGGGAGTTGCCACATCTAGAAAATTACAAGAAATGAATTATAAGAACTTATATATTGATGGTATTAATACCAAAAACATATGGGAGTATAATTCAAAGGCTATGGAAAAAATACCAGGTCTTAGTTTTAATAATAAAAGAACACAAATTGTTGCTGCGTTTGAAGAACAGTTAAGAAAGGGATTTGCGGTAAGGTCAAGTAGATTATTAAATGAACTTAATACGTTCGTATATTTGAACGGTAGACCCGACCACATGAAGGGGACTCACGATGATGCGATTATGGGGTTATCAATGGCTTTATATGTCGCGGATATGTCTTTCAATCAATTGGAAAAAAATGAAAACGCAAATAAGGCTATGTTGGACTCTTGGACTATGTCCGAAAGAACATACGAACCAAATAAGTCGTTTTATTCTTATGGTACAGCATTTGACCAAATAGGGTCTATGGGAATGGATAATAATCAAATTTATTATCAAAATAACCCATCTGGTGTTCCAAAAGAGGCGTATAAAGAATATTCTTGGTTATTTGGTAAATCGAAATAGTCTTTTTAATCCAAATAAAAAAGTATATATTCTTAAAGAAAACTATTTATAAACATGGCAGATCAGAATCTAACAGTTTTTCAGAAATTAACCAAGATGTTCGGATATCCGGGTCAAACGAAAGTTGACAAGACTCCGTCATTTAATTTCAGTAAAGACGAATTATTAAAAACAGATAGTAGAGAAGAATATGAAAAGGCAATGTTGCAAGCACAACAAAGTTCTTACATTGCGGATAAGTGGACAAAACTTGACCAATCTCTATATAATCAATCGGTATATTATGAACCAAATAGAATATCAGCGTATTATGACTATGAATCTATGGAGTTCACACCTGAAATTTCCGCCGCTTTAGATATCTATTCTGAAGAATCTACAACAATGTCTGAGAAGGGTCAAATATTAACAATATATTCTGATTCCGAAAGAATCAAAGGAATATTGGAAGAATTATTTTATGACAAGTTAGACATCAATACAAACTTACAAATGTGGACAAGAGGTCTTTGTAAGTATGGTGATGATTTTGTTTATTTAAAAATAGACCCCGAGAAAGGAATTGTTGGTTGTCAACAACTTCCAAATATTGAGATTGAAAGAATCGAAGGTGCCGCATCAAAACAACCAACTCAAACTAGAGACACTAAAGTACCATCAAGAGAATTAAGATTTAATTGGAAAACCAAAGAAATGGAATTCCAAGCTTGGGAAATAGCACACTTTAGATTATTAGGTGATGATAGAAAGTTACCTTATGGTACTTCTATGTTAGATAAGATTAGACGTATTTGGAAACAACTTTTACTTGCTGAAGATGCGATGTTAATTTACAGAACATCAAGAGCACCTGAGAGACGTGTATTCAAAGTATTCGTTGGTAATATGGATGATAAGGACATTGAACCTTACGTACAACGTGTAGCGAACAAATTTAAAAGAGATCAGATTTCTGACCCACGTAACGGTCAAGTAGATATGAGATATAATCAAATGGCGGTTGACCAAGATTATTTCATACCTGTTCGTGACCCATCACAAACAAACCCAATTGAAACATTACCCGGAGCACAAAATTTAGGTGAGATTGCCGATATTGAATATATTCAAAAGAAATTATTGGCTGCGTTACGTATACCTAAAGCATTTTTAGGATTTGAGGAGGTTGTTGGTGAGGGTAAGAGTTTAGCATTAATGGATATTCGTTTTGCTCGTACAATTAATAGAATTCAAAAATCTTTAATTCAAGAGTTAAATAAAATCGCATTAATACATCTTTACCTAACGGGAATGGAAGATGAATTAAATAATTTTAATTTATCATTAACAAATCCATCGGCACAATCTGATTTATTACGTATTGAACAATGGAAAGAAAAAATCACTTTATATAAAGACGCAACTTCTGACCAATCACAAGTTGGTATATTACCTGTGTCACATACATGGGCTAAAAAGAATATCTTGGGTATGAGTGAGTCTGAAGTTGTTTTAGACTTACAACAACAAAGACTTGAAAGGGCGATGGGATTTGAGTTAACAAATACACAAAATATCATTAAGCGTTCTGGTGTCTTTGATGTGGTGGATAAGAAATACGGTATACCTGAAGAAGAAAGAGCAAAAGTTGAAGCGGCAGGTGGTGGTGAATCACCAGATGGTGGTGGAATGGATATGGGAGGAGGAGCACCTCCGGCAGCTGAACCACCGGGAGGAGAAGGACCATTAAGTGAGTCTAAAAAATCAAAAATATTAGGTATGTTGGGTGAGGGAGATGATATATCTCAATTATTTGATATTAATAAGGCACAACAGAATATTTATGAGATAGAAACTAAATTAAACGACATATTAAACGAACAAAAATGAAAAATTTCGGATTATTAAAATCTAAGATATTATCAAAATTAACCGAATCTTATTCTAAACAAAATAAGAAAGAGGTAAAAGATATATTGGGTACAATTAAAGAAAATAAAAGTTTTAAAGAACTTTATCTATTCTATGAAGAAATAGAGAACAAATATTTTGAAGATAAGGAAACTGCTCAATTATACGTTGAGGGGATGGGGTCTATGTTAAAACAACAAATGACTAATGAGTTTAAAGGATTTTGTCAATCATTGGACGAGAAAGTTAATGTTTCTGAAATTAACGAAAATGAAATTTATACTGCGTTAGATCACTTATCTGAAGAAGATACTCTATCGAATTTAGAAAAGAAGGTTAAGGCTAAGAAAAAATTGGTTGAACATTTAATAACTAAAAAAGATATTGTTGAGAGTGTTTCTAGTAGTGTAACACCAAACGAAAGTTTGTTACACGCAGTGTTAGCAAATAATTTTAACGTATTGTATTCAAATACAATGAATGAATCACAGAAAGAAGAATTAAAAAACATTCTTTCTTTAAGTGAAGATGAATTAAATAATAAAACCACAGAACTTAAAGAAAGTATTTTAACCCAAGTAGGTTCACTTTTAAGTGAATCGAATGATACTGAGTTAACGAATAAGTTATCAAACGTGGAGAAGGAAGTAAAAGATATGAAACCTTCAAAATATAATTACTACAGATTAAATGAATTAAAAAATGGTCTTAATTAAGACCATTTTTTATTTGTTGAACGTACACCGCTTTTAATTTTTCTTTTCTTTTAATAACTGAGGGTTTAACGAATTCTTTTCTTTCCCTTAATTGTTGGACTTGTTTAACTTTTTGAACTTTGTGTTTATAAGTTCTAAGTGCACTTTCAAGACTTTTTTCTTTTGTTACATCAATTACAATCATAATATATAAGTATTCTAAAATATACAAAATATTTTTTGGATTTATAAGTTTTTTTATTTATATTTTTATTACACCATAAATAAAATAATATGATGAAATAATGAAAAATGGAAAGTATATCCCATTAGGGACATACCAAGATGTAAAAATCGGTTATGGTACCGTAGATTACAAAAACTTAAAGACAATTTACTTAAAATTAAATTCTTGGTTACAACCAGATAATGAAACGGATGACTTTGATCATACGATTCTTAAATCAAGACGTAAAATAAAAGAAATAATTTATAATTTACAAAATCCACACTTTAAACAACAATCTATTGTTGATTTGGATATAAGAACAAAAGGAATAAAACTTGAAAAAAGGTCTTTCATGAATTTAGAGGTGACTCTATACATTGATAGGCAATTTGATGTTAAATCAAAAGAAGTGAAACATATGGTTAAAAATCTTATGGAAAACTTGGTGGAAGATGGTTTAAACGACAAAAAGTTGTTCAATTTTTATAAAACTAAAAAATAACTTAGATATTGATGTATTTATAGGAATATTAATTCCATAAATGAAAATATTAGGACCAAAGGAAACAGGACACGGAATATTGATTGAATATGACGCTGGCCATGTGTCTCCTGACGACAACAAGAAAATTATATCGGAAATGAAGAATTTGGACTTCTCAGAAGACCTTATTCTTTTTGCCGTTTTACAAAAATACGACACTCCAAATAAGAATGGTAGAATATACCCTGAAGTCTTATTAAAGAGAGAAAACGAAAAATATCAAAATCTTATTAAGAAGGGTGGTGCGTTAAATGAATTAAATCACCCTTCATCTTCACTTATCGACTTAGATAGGGTATCACATTCAATTCTTGAAACGTGGTGGGACGGTAAAATCCTTATGGGTAAGATAAAATTATTCACTTCTCCAGGTTGGAAGAAGATGGGTATCGTATCTACTAAAGGTGACCAAGCCGCAATGTTAATAATGAATGGTGCAACATTAGGTATCTCCTCTCGTGGTGTTGGTTCACTTAAAAATGTAAAAGGACAAAATATTGTTCAGGAGGACTTTGAGTTGGTGTGTTTCGATTTAGTATCGTCACCATCAACACCCGGTGCCTACATTTTTAGTGATCCGTCAGAAAGAGAACAATATCAAGAGGCGGAAGTGAAGAAACCAACTCTCGACAATAGAATGGCTAAATTAATGGGTAATTTGGATAGTTTTTTATCCAAATAATCAATTTTATTGGTGTAGTTATATTGAAAAAGTAAATTTTTCATAAAATCAAAGTATTTATAAGATAATAAAAACAAAAATTTCACAATGAGCGAAAAATCAATTTTAGAAAATGCGTTACTTCAAGTACAAACTCTTGAAGAAGCCGTGAAGCAAAATGCAAAAGGTATACTTGCGTCAACAATGAAGCAAGAACTAAACGATTTGCTTAAAGAATCATTGGAAGAAGAGGAAGAGGAAGTAAAAGACACCGAAATGTCTGAACAACCCGATTCTGATGAAGAGGAAACAGATGATATGTCAGATGATGAGGCAAACGCCGACGATTCTGAAAATGTAGACGACCTCGATAACGAAGACCCAACTAAAGGAATCGATTCTTTAGACTCTGAAGAAGATGGTGAGGAATTACCAGCATCTGACGATTCAGAAGAAGAACCATCTTTAGACGACGAACTATCATTAGATGGTGAAGAGTCAATGGATGACGAAGATGACTTTATGGACATGACAGGAGCATCTGACGACGAAGTATTGAAAGTTTTCAAAGCAATGAAACCAGAAGATGGTATCGTAGTTAAGAAAGACGGAGATAACGTTGAAATGTCAACTGGCGAAGACGAATATATCATCAAACTTGATGGTGAAGAAGAAACTGAGGTTGGAGATGAAATGGGTATGAACATGGACGAAATGTCTGATGATACTATGGATTCTGATATGGCTGAAGATGAAACTCTTTACGAAATTGAATTAGATGAAGAAGAGGAAGAAGAATCTAAAGATAGTGAAATGTCTGAAGAGGAAGATTCTGACGTTGAGAAAGTTGAGGCTACAGAAGCTGCGAGAACTAAATCAAACCCTCATGGAAATAAGGGTGGTGCTAATAGAGCAGGTTTACCAAGTAAGAAAACTTACAAGGCAGGTTCTGGTGTTTTTGGAATCAACGAAGAGGTTGAAACTTTAAAGAAACAAAATGCTGAATATAAAAAGGCGTTAGTTCTTTTCAAGGAAAAACTTAACGAAGTTGCTGTGTTCAATGCAAACTTAGCGTACGCTACACGTTTATTCACTGAACATTCAACAACAAAACAAGAGAAATTGAACATATTAAAGAGATTTGATTCAGTTTCTACTATGAATGAATCTAAAGGTTTATTCAACACTATCAAATCTGAATTAGGTACAAAAACTACAGTTACCGAAACAGTTGTTGAAAAAATCTCTAACACTCCATCAACATCATCATCTCAACAAGTGTTGGCTGAAGCGAAAGCTTACGAAAACCCACAATTCAAGAGAATGAAAGATTTAATGGGAAAAATAAAATAATAAAAACTAAAAAACAAATATTCAAAAAATGGGAGCATTATTAGAATCAGGTATGGTAGGTAACATCGGTTTAAAACACCTTAGAGTTATCAAAGAAGATACCATCAAAAAATGGGATGACTTAGGATTCCTTGACGGATTAGACGGTCACCAAAAAGATAACATCGCGCAATTGTATGAAAACCAAGCGTCTTATTTAATCAACGAAGCAGCAGTTTCTGATGCTAGTGGTTCTTTCGAGACAGTAGTTTTCCCAATTATCCGTCGTGTATTCTCTAAATTATTAGCAAACGACATCGTTTCAGTACAAGCAATGAACTTACCTATCGGTAAATTATTCTACTTCGTACCTAAAATTCAAGAAAGAA